TGATCGGGATCACATTGATGACGATCTCGATCAGTTGCGGACGCGACCAGCAAGTCGTGTCGCCATTCGGCCCGATTGCCATGTCGGCAAGATCGATGTCGGGCGAATCGAGCGGATCAGCATCGTCTGCGAATGCAGAAACGGTGAATCCATTCGGAAACGTTTTGCTTGCAACGATGTTTCCTTGCAAGCCAAAGACTGAAATATCTTGCGACATTTATCGCTCCAAAGAATGTCCTGATTTTACTAGCGCGGCAGGTGTCTCATACACTCAAGGCTCCTGCCGCGCTGCCGGCTTAGATCATAACGTCGCTGCCGATTACTTGGCGGATCGCGTCCGACTTCGCATAGACGAACTGGTAATTGGCGACATATTCTTGCAAGCCGCTGTTCGCGTTCGTTTGCTGCGTGAAGGTGATGTTCACCCAGTAGCCCAACGTCTGGACTTGGCGCCATGCAGTCGGATCGCCGGTGATCTGGGAGATCGTCGTTTGTTGCGTCTGGGTCAGGGCCTTGCCTTTTGCGATGACGCCGTTGGTTTTTGCCAACTCGATCGTCGGCTGCATCTGGCCCAGAAGCATCGCCGCGCCTTCCGGATCAGCAGGCACTTCAGGAACATTCAAGAACAGCGAAAGGAACGCGGTGCTGAACGAAGACTTGAGCCACATCTCGTTCGCAAACGTGTTCATGTCCACCGCTGCTTGCGATCCGCCACACAGCACGCCACGCTGGTAAAATGCCAGTTGCTGTCCGGCACTTTGTGTCACGCCGATGTAGTTTCCACGCGACGCGTCCACCGTATCAGCAGTTGTGTCATCCGTAACGGTGATGTTGCGCTTCGCAAACTGATAGAACATGTAGTTCTGCGACGCGGCCGGATTGTTGTAGTTCGTCGCCGCGAGGATTTCGCAAGGCGATTGCTCGATGTAATCGTTGGCCTGAGTCGTCGACAGAATGTTGATCGCGACGCCGCTGTAGCCTTTGATCAGAGCATAGAGCGTTTGGAGGTTCGACAGCGGAGTGGCCAGAGAGTACATATACTGGTTGTTCTGGCTGTCGGTCCAAGCGGAGATCGTCGCGATTTGCGTATTGGTGAGCGGCGTGCTCGGCGTGCAATACGCGAACGACCCGAAGTTGTTGCTGATTGCCACCGATTTGGACACTGCAACGTCGGGCGTATCGGCCGCTTGCCCTGCGACGATGACCGTGCCGCCTGTCGTCCAGCCCAGAAGCGGCGCGATGTCCGTGGAGAGGCCGGAAGGCGTCGCCGAGAGCGTACCGCTGCCAGGCGTCGACCCGGTAAGGACGAACTGGTTGGTGTTCGTGTTGAACGAGACCGAGCAACTGGCCAACTGCGGATCGGCGTTGAGCCGGAAGGCCGTTTGGAGCAGCGATGCGACTTGCGTCAGCGTGGTGGCAGTCGAAAGGTTGATGCCGGTCAACTGAATCGGCGTCGCGCCATCGTTGATCGTGATCGTGCCTGCCGTGATCGCTGCGAGGTTTGCCAACGCGTTCGATGCTGCGTTCGTCGTCGTGTCGCCAACGATCATCGGAGCGATTGCCGTGGATACCCAGCGGGCAAAGCTGATCAGTTGCGGTGCGGTGATGTTCTTGGAGATGAACGAGAAGTATGCCACGGCCCGGAAGTATTCTTCAGAACTCGTTCCGAAGTATGCGCCGACTGAAGTGGCATTTGCGAACTGCGCGACCAGGCCGGGAGGCAACAGGTTGCTTTGGGTGATCAAGCGCAGAATCAGCTGCCGTTGCGCCACCGCCGCGCCAGCACCCACGCCCGATACGATATCGACGTAACGGCTTTGAGAAATCACGTTAGGACTCCATCAGGTTGAAGAAACCACTTGGCTGGTGACGCCTTGCCACATTTGCGAGGAGTCAATCAGCGGCTTATCGAAGCCTTTATTTTTCACCGTGGACTCGGCGTTAGGCTCCCAACCGCCATTCCTGATGCTGTCCACAATGCAACCTTCCAGGGCGAGGCCGATTTGGCCTAATGCCTGCTCCGGTTTAATTTTTCCGCTCACCAAATCGCGAGCGATTTTCTTTTGAATCCCAGCGCGATTTTTCATGAAGTTCGAGTGCGCTAATCTCATGAACGGCCTTGCTGGAATGACAATGCTCTTTTTGCCACGCTTTATCGTTGCGCCAAACTCCTGGATGCGCGCGATCTTCGCGATTGGCTGGCCGATCAATTTCTCAGAAATCTCATCGCCATTTCCCTTCTTTCCTGCCTTATATCGGTTCGTCTCGAACCAGCCGGCCTCAACGGATTTACCTTTCAACGCCTTCAGCGCTTCGATGTGCCGTTCAACGAGCGTCTTAGCGCGAGCCATGGTCAGATTGGATAAAGGCCTTGATCTTGCACAATGTTCGTGGCACCAATCACGGCCGTTATTGAGCGCAAGTATTGCAGCACGATATCGAAGCTCGGATTGAATTCGAAAACATTCCGATCGTCTTTAAAAGACGGGTTTCTGATTTGCACCGGCCTCAGAATGCCGATTCCTTGCCCCTTGAGATAAGCCAGATTCGGACGGCTGCTCATGTACAACTTCATGTAGTTTACTATGTCCGATGCCGTTGGGACACTCAGGTTTTCAGGGTCTTGTATGGCTTGGGCGGATATTTGAAAGGTCGTTTCAGCCCACTGCGCCTCTGTCGATGAAAACGTTCCTTGTGTCGACGGAGGGACGGCGGCGACGTGCACGCGGCTAACCATGGGGAAGCCGTATGCCATATCGAAAAGCTTCTCGAAATAGATCGCAGGGCCTGTCGGTGCGCCTTGCTGACTCGGTTGGTCTTTCTGAAGCGTGATTGCGCTCCATGCAACTGATGGAGTCATTGACGCAAATTGCGCAGTAAGCTGCGAGCTGGCCGTCTCTAGCGAAGTCGCGAGGACGTTGATGACTTGATTGTCGGTGAGCGCGATTTGCGTCATTTAAGCTCCGGACGCGTTTTGCTTGACACGTACGGCCAAAGCCGTTGCCCATCCATCTTGTTCAAACCAGCTTTCTCCATCCTTCATTTGATACCAATCGCCATTCCAAATGAAACGATCACCGGACGAGTCGCGCTGGAGATCGACGATATTCAATGAGGCGTAAATCTGCACATAAAACGCGTTGAAGTCCAACCCCATGTCCGAGTATGAATTGCGCGGCACGGCCTGCACATTGCATCGCAGCGGGAATGGCGTGGCGAAAGTCGGAGTCCATTGCCGCGCGGCGTTCAGCTGGCGCGACAGGAACGGGTAATACTGCACCGTTCCTTGTCGTATGAGCTTCGATGCGCGACGGTAGAGATTGGAGCCAGGCGTAGTCATTACCAAAACACTCCACCGGCCTTGCGGAATCCTTCACGCTCGGCGAGGCCTCCAACATAAAATCCGCCGACAGACTTGATGCGCAAAAGCGCAAGCAGCTGCTGCCCATAGGAAGTCTGGTTCAACCAGTACTTCCATGGGTCATTGTCGATCGGCGGTGGTAGCTGCGACACGCTGATCGCGCCGATGGAGGAGGCTGTCTCGATTCCGTCCGATTGCCCAGGCGCGTCACCATCGGCCACGTTCGCCGCGTCTTGCGAGAATAGTGTGGCCAGATGCGCGCAGAGGCAATCGAGTGCCAGCTGCAATGACGCGCCGTTCAGCATGTTGCAAGCGCTGTCGTCCGTGCTGATGTAATCCGACGCGACATCCCAATACATCTGGAGCGCGGCTGTCGGGTATTTGGTGGTGTCATCGAACGCGACAAACAGTTGACGGAAGTTCGCGTCATTGTAAGCTGGCATGAATTACCACTCCTGAGCAATGTCCTTGGCAGGCGTCTTCACCTTGATGCGCTGGGCAACGGTGTCCTTGGTCAGCTGGGCGTGCGGGTCTTGGTTGTTCATCGCTGACGTGACCTTCTTGATGGCCTCATGGCTGCCAGCATCACGAGCGCCAACGACTTCGAGGAATCCGCCTTTGACGTGCTTCTGGAACAACCAGTGTTCTTTCAGCTTATCGTATTGCTCATCGGTAACTGGCGTGATCACGCCGCGAGCGTGCCAAAGGACATTTCCATTGATGTCCTCGGTGCGATCTCCGAAGCCTGACTTCGTGCTGGGCCGATTGGCGCCACCACGGATCGTGATCGTCTCTTCGTTGATCGGCGCAACAATTCGCGGACCTTTGCTGGGTTGCGAATCGCCAATCGTGCGGTAGACACGATACGAGACCGAGTTGGTCATCGTGGAGAGGATGTATACATTGCTCATGGTGCTCAGTCCTTGTAGTTACGTTCCGTTCGGCCCCTGAAGCCTATGGAATCGATGGTGAGAAAGGGGCCGGACGTTTCCGCACGGCCCCTTTCGGGTTCGTCGTGTCTGCGACGAGTTAGATGCCGGTGACGCGCACCACGGCCCAGGGCCGTTTGCAAAGCGTGCCTGCCGTGCCGTTCGAATAATCTTCGATGTACGACTTGGCCCGCTTTTCGACGCCAAGCGTGACGAACTTCGTTTGGACCAGCTGCGCGAACGTCTCGCCGCCATCCGTGCTGCCGTCAATCGCGCTGTCGATCTCTTCCGCGAACAGGTAGAAAACGTCCGATCCGGAGTTGGCGGCGCCGAGTTCAGGGGCCGACACAACACGAATCTTGCCGTACGTTTGCTCCAGCCAGTCGCGAACCGACACGCCGAAGTCGGTGGTCACCGACAGGTAATCGACCTTGTCCGTGGGCAGCGCCAGCGTCATTTCGACCTTTTCCGGATCGATCTGGTCTTGCGACTGCGTGCGGAGTTGGACGATCGCCATACGGATGTCACCGGTGATCGCTTGGAACGTGCCGTTGGCCGAACCCCAGCCGCCCGTCACGGACGACGAGATGAACGCCGGGAGGTTCGGATCGTTCAAGAAGCCATACGTCAGGTTGTTGCCGGAGTTCCAGCCATAGAAACCGACCGCATTGCGGAAGATTTCCAGGCCAACTGCGCTGCCTTGGCGCTTCGTTTCGGCGGACGACAGGCGCATCGCTGCGCTGCGACCTTCTTCCAGCAAGCCGACCTGGATACCGAGCTCACCGCGCACGATCGTACGCTTGATGAAGTTCGTATTCCAGAGTGCCAGCGGAATGTTCGTGAAGTCGCCGTACTCGGTCGCCGTCGCTGCCGGCTCGACGATGCCTTGTACGATTTCCTGATCTTCCCAGCTGCCGATCGTCTTCACGCCGATGATGTCGTCGATCTTGCGAGCGGCCGTCATCACCTTGATGAAGCCTGGGAGCCAGGTTTGCAGAAACTGGACAGGCGTCGGCAGCGATGCGCTGGTGGCAGGAGCGACGAACGCAGCATCCATGCCGGAACCCGGCTGGACTTCGTTCAAGAGTCGGACCTGTTCCAGCACGACGGAGTGATCGAAAACGATGCCAAACTTGGCAGCGAGTTCTTTCACAGCAGCTGCTGTGATGTCCTTGCTGTCCATAGACAACGGACGCATTTTGCGCGCGGCGATGAACGATCGGGCCTTGGTAGGTTGCAACATGGTTAAAGGACTCCTTTTGTCCGCCGCAGATTACTGCGTGAGTTGAACGATGGTCAGCGCCGAAACAGGCGAGCCAACCGACGAGGCGCCGATCGTCACAGTCTTCATGATCCGCGCATTCGGAATCAGGACCATGCCGGTCGGAACCGCTGCACCTGCCGCGATGCTGAACAGCGCACCGTACGGCATGGCTTGCGGGTTGTTCGCCGTCGAAACGCCAGCTGGGCAAAAGCACAGCTGGTCGCCGAAGTTGGCCGTGTACGAGCCGGTCGTGCTGTTGAAGCACTCGATCACCATTCCCGTGGTCATGTCGAAGAACTCGCCTTCAGCGCCGAGCGGAAGATCAAGACTGGGCGACAGCGAGCTACTTGCGCTACCGAACAGGGCGTAGCGCTCCGGGTGACCGAGGATGCCGAAGAACGTGGGGCCTCCGACGACAACCGAGGCCTCTTGCGCCGCGACGGTCGTGCCGCCAGGAATGCTGATGTCAGCGCTGTAACCGAACGCACGCGACATGCGGTTGGTCGACGCGGCCGGATCGGTTCCGATCGTGGCCGAAGCAATGCGCGCCACCTTGCCGCGCGTCGGACCTTCGCGCACGATTTGGCCTTGGAAGCCGGTCGTGTAAGCGCGATTGACTGTGGTTTGCAACATGGCGAATTACTCCTTGAAGTACGCTTCGATGACCGGCACCGCAGCTGCGGCGGCGTCTTGCGCGCGTTGTTTCGTTGTGGTTACCGCGTTCGACTTGCGGGCTTTCTCGACACCGGTGAGATAGGCGTCCAGCGCAATCGCCTCAGTTCCCTTGGCGCACTTGATGCCGAGTTTCTTCACCCCGTAAGAAGCGATGTCAGCATGTGTTGCAGCTGCGACATCCACTGCCCCGTCAAATGCTCCAACCACACGAGACAGCCGGTCGTAGAGGCGATTCTTACGAGCAGCGTCAGCATAGAAAGAACGAAGCGCAGCGTCAGCACCTTTGTGCTTTCCTGCTGCCGGACCTTCCGACGCGCTGCCTTGTCCGCCCTCTCCGAGCGCGGCGCCTTCTTCGCCGTCCTCACCTTCGCGGGCCGTGCCTGCCAGGCCTTCAACGGTGTCCTCCGTGGTTCCTTCGGCACCATTCGATTCCCCGCCTTCAGCGCCGCCCTCGCCGCCCTCGCCACCTTCATCCCCGCCTGCGCCGGCTTGCGCGCCGCCCATCTGG